TCAGTCCTTCGCCCGCGTTGTTGGCATCGACGTAGTAATCCGATGGCACCAGCAAATGCCTGGAGTCTTCCGCCCAGATCTCGAAGCATCCGCGACGCCGCCACCAGCGCCAGTGGGCCAGAACTCCTTGACCACGCCCGCGCCGTTCGCCTTGTTCATGCCGGAGACGCCGAGGAACACGCGGCCCGTATCGCCGATGGCCGCCGCGAAGCGCATCCGTTCGACACGCAGGTTCGTGTCAGTGCTAACCGGAACTGGCGTGCCGGGCGTCGGGACGGAGATTTTGCCGAACGATTTTGCTTTCATCGGAATCAGAGCCAAGCCAGGATCTTGTATTTCGCGCTGGTGGTCACGGTCACCTTCACGTTGGTGGCGTCGTGCGTTCCCTCGGTCACCGTGAAGACGTTGGCACTCCCGCTGTTGTCGGCGCAGGAGACCAACACGCCCGCAGGCACCGACCCCCAGGCCGTGCGCGATGCTCTGCTGCGCGCCATTGCCGGTTTGCACTGCCGACAAGAACTGCTTCTGCTTCGATGGGTAGCTGCCTTTGAAGTTGGGCTGCGGACCCGCGCTCTGAAACTCCGGAGCGTTAATGGGCGTTTTTTCCACTTTGATTGCCATGCCTCTTCTCCTTTCCGGGTTTAGCCGGTTCTTGTTTGGGAAGCTTGGAGAACGCCCGCTCCGCTTCTGCCTGCGTCCCGATCCGGCGTTGCTCGTAAAGCTGCCGCGCGCGCGTCAACTGGACCTTGTTTGTGGCATCGGGAGCGGGATACTCATCGCCGATGTCTGACGGCGTAAAGCCCTGCAACGGGCGCAGGACGTACAGCGGCGGAACCAGGCTTCTGGTCAGCCGCGCCCACGATTCACGACGAAGCATCATGGCTACACCGCCGAGATCACGTTGTTGAAGTAGAACCCGAGATCCGCAGAGACCAGGCGCATATCGAACGCCGAGTCGATCTCCACGCGATCCGAAGCCAGGTGCTCCATGCGGAAAGTCTTGATGCGGACGCCGGCGCCGCCGGTGGTTCCGATCAGGCCCGTCCAGTTGAACACGTACCCGGCGCTGGGAGTCATCAGGCCGGCGTTCTTCGGGCGGTAAAACAGCGCCGCGCTCAGGCCGCCGATGAACGAGTTGGATTCGGCCGCGCCTTCCGCCGCCGTGTTGTAGACGGCGTCGATGACCAGGACCTCTTCGAGTTCGAGAATCTCGGCCATGATCTGACGGGTGGCCACTGCCGGGTTCGGCGCGGTCTGGCCGTACTTGGTGCGGTCGATGAAGTCGGGGTGATCGACGAGCTTGTCGAACACCGGGCGGCTCACCACGAAGATGTTCGGCGCGAAGCCGCCACTCGACAGCCGCATCTGGGTCTTCGCGTGGCGAATGTCCGTGATGGGGTTGCCGTTCGGATAGTTCCCGGAGTCCCAGTAGACGACGTGCGTGGAGTCCGCGGTCGCCTGGCCACTGGCCTGATTGGTCCAGATCCCGGTGCCGAAGAACTTCGAGACCCACTGGTTCTCACGCCGGATAAGCGCCTTCTGGGTGAGGAAGATGGTGGCGTCGCGGTCGGGGGCGAGCGGCGAGTCGCTGTTGGAACGGATCTGGTCATCCACGTCCTTGTGCAGCGACCAGACGTCGCAGTTGTACGTGCCGGTGGAATTCAGGTTGTAACCCGTCCCGGCGGATTCAGCGGAAAGCGCGCGCTTTTGCATCTCGTCGCGGTTGAAATCCGCCCGCGCGTAGGTGTAGTACAGGTCGCTTTTGTTTTCGACCGGGACCGCCGGAAAGGCCTTGTCCGCGACGAACTCGACTCCGGCGGCCTCCTGAAGGTAGGCCACGGAGATGTTCGTCAGCGGTCGGTTGACGTGAACGTCTTGTAGTGTTGGCTGAGGCATTTGTGAATTCTCCTTGTTTGTAAACGGCTACATCTTGTACGGGCCGAGAAGCAGCGCGGGAATGATCACGCCAGCGCCCCCCGATGCCGCCAGTGCGCGCGCCCGCACGAAATTGCCACTGGTCGCGGTGATGGCCTGACCGCTGGCGTTGGCCATGAGCGGGTCGCCGTTGTTGACGGCAGCGCCGGTCACCAGCTTGGTGATGCCGAGGATGGCGACCTCGCCCTCGACTCCCTGCGCGTTGGGCTTGTCCTGGACGACGCCATCGGCGACGGCTCCAGCGCCCGTGAAATTGATCTGCCCGGACGCGTTGACGGTCACGAGGTAGAACTGCGGATTCACAGTTCCACCGCTGGTGAGGTCTGCCGCCGCCGGAAGCCCTACTGTGCGTAATGTCTGTTCGAATGCCATGTCTGTTGGTCTCCTTTCGCCCTACCGGGCAAGGCGAACGCCAGCCCGCTCGAGCGTGGCGATCAAGCCCTTCGCGTTGTGCTGCGCCACGAACGCGCCGTAAACCTCGGGATGCTCTTCGAGCATGAGGGCGTAGGCGCGTTCCTTGGTCAGCTTGGTGGTACCGCTTTCGGCGTAAAGATTCGGAGTCTCTTTGCCGCGATTCTGGCGGGCGTAGCTGGTGGCTTGCGCTTCAATCTCCTGAAGCGAGCCAACCGCGCCCTGGTTGGGATTGACGTGCGAAGTAATCATGCTCCTCTCGCTTTCGATCACGCGGGCGGCTGTCAGCTCTTCGCTGATTTCCGCCACGCTGAAGTATTGGCCCGTGGACTTCTTCTTGGTGAGGAACTCCGCGGCCTTGTCGGGACAACCGGCCATCTTGCACAGCGCGCCGATGGCTTCGATGTCGCCTTCCGGACGCATCTTCAACGCTTCGCCAGCCATTGCAGCCAGGCCGGTGATCGGGGCCATGCCTTCCGGTTTCTTGGCGTCGCCCTTTATGTTCTCGCCGCAGGCGTGGCAGAACGTCGCATCCGCGTGAAGCTTGGTGCCACACGCATGGCAGTACTTCGGCTCGTTGTTGGTTTTCTCGTCGCCGTCACTCGGCTTTTTACCCTCGGCGGCGATTGTCGTTTCATCGGGCATACTTGCTGTTACCTCCTTGGTTGTGGACATTGCGGCAATCGCCGCCGTTGAACTCTGGACCGGCTCACCCAGCAGTTGACGAAGCGCGTTCATGGCATCGCCAAGCGTTCCGACCGCGTCTGCCAGAAGCGGAACGGCATTCTCCGACCAGTACACGCCAGCCTGTGTCGCGATGATCTTTTCTGCGTCGGCCTTCCGGTTCCGCGCGACCGTTGCTACGAACTGGTCGTACTGCCGGTCAATCTCGGACTGGATGTCTTTCTCGGCCCGCTCCGACAGCGGTTCATGCGGGTTCCCATCGACCTTCCTGTCGCCTTTGAAGATGTAGGTGTACTTGAACCCCTGCTCGTCGTTGAATTTGGAATCCTCCCCGTGGAGCACGACGACGCCAACGGACCCGACCGCGCCCATGCGCGTGACGAAGATCTTGTCGGCCGCGCAGGTGAGAGCGTAGGCCGCCGAGAACGCGAAATCGTCGGCTACAGCAAAGATGGGCTTCAAGCCGCGAAGAGAGTAGATGTAATCGGACAGCTCCAGGCATCCCGTGGTCTCGCCGCCCGGCGAATCAACCTGCAACAGAATCGCCCGCACTCCGGCGTCGTTCACCGCGTCCTGAAGGTAGCCCCCGATCTGCGCGTAGGAGCTGCAACCACTCAGCGCCGAAACCCAGGATTCCGCTTTCGTCAGCACGCCCTGGATCGGAATGATCGCCACGCCGTCGATCACCTGGTAGCCGCTATCATCGGCCTGCTCCATGTACGCTGCGGCGAACGGTTCCGCGGGCTTCACGCCGGCCGCCGGCATGATCCCCAGCCGTGGCCCCAGCGCCTGGACGATCACGTCCAGCTTGGGCGGGTGAATCATGAGCGGCGTGTTCACAAACCGCGATGCAACACGAGTCAGATCCCTCATGGCTTCACGTCCACCTCTCCCTTGCTCGCGTCCTGCTGGATCTCGGCTTCCGTCAATCCGGCGTTGCGCCCGGTCAGGACCTTCCGGCCATCGCTGTCGTAGGAGAGCCCAAGCTTGTCGGCTCGCTTGTTGTCCGCTGCCTGCTCCGCATCTACGGCACCGGCGTCGCGCCCTTGTGCCGCCACCTCGGTGGAACGCGTGGATAGGCCGCTGCGGATGGCATCGTTGGAAGCCTTGATGTCCTTCTCCGGGTCAACCCACGGCCAGCCGGGCGTTACCCACTGCACTTCCTCGAATGGCTCGGGATCTTTGTTATAGGCGTTCAGTAGGTCAATGCCGAACACCAGTGCCAGCATCGCCTCGCGCAGCCACCGCTTATAAACCGGGTGGCAGACCTGGAAGATGAAAACCGAATGCTGATACTGCTCGCACTTGCGGCGGAACTCCAGCAGACCCGCGCGGATCGAAGAATAGTTGATGCCCGACAGATCACCGCTGATCTGATACTCGGCAAGTCCGGCGCCACTCGAAAAAGCTTGCAGGCAAGTCCGGATAAACGATTTGAAATCGCCGCTGTCCTTGGCCTCGGCGAACGACACCTCCTCGCCGAAGTTCAGCACCTGGAACGTGCCGGGTTCGAGCTTGCTGATCTGCGTCCCCGGATCTGTCTGGGTCGGCCCGTTCTGGTATTGATCCGGAGGGATGATCGGATTGTCCGGGCTGGCCTGCGTGATGAACCCGGTGATCATCGCCGCGAGTTTCTTGCGGACGATCTCGGCGTCCGTGTACTGCTCCAGTTCGTAGAGCTTCGCGATCACCGATGTGAGCCACGGCTGCCCCCGGAACTGGCCCGCGCGAATCGGCTTGTAGACGTGCAACACGTCGGTGGCGGGCACCCGCTCTACCGAGAGAGCGTCCATCGGGAAAAACATCGTCTCACCCGGATGTGCCTTCCAGAAGTGATACGCTGCGCGCCGCCCATCGGTCTGAAACTCGATGCCGCACCGGACTGAGTTGTTCGGCGGCATCCGCTCGACAGCCGTCCGCCACAACGGCAACTGCTCTGCCTCGATCAACTGGAGTTGCAGCGGAACCGTAAGCCCTTCCTTCACAGAACGCGGCCGGAACCGGACGAAGCACTCACCCGCCTCCATGACTTCTCGCGCGATCACCATCTGCTGGCCGTAGAAATCCGTCTGGCCAGATGCAGGATTCCGCGGGTCGTACTCGACGTCGCACTCGCGTATCCATCGATTCCACTTCCTGGTGATCAGGTCGCGGATCTTATCGTCCGGATGGTGTGGCACCAGGCGAATGCCGCGACCAATGGCATTGGCGACGTAGGAATCGACGGCCGCCGCCGCCCATGCGCTGTTTCGAACCGCGTCCCGGTTGCGCGCCTGCAACTCCAGGCCATGCGAAAACAGGAGCGTGTTGAGGCCGAGGGACGGCGGATTCCACCCCATTCCCCGACGCCCGCGACCGGCGGCATCGAACGGGAACGTCCCCATGGCGCGGGTACGCGGAACCCGCGGGATCGGCATCGGCTCGTGCCCGGCCTGGCGGGCGAGCGTCATCAACGTTTCAATTGGCACGGCGATTTAGTGGCCCCACCCGTTGGTCGTGTAGATGCGCACCTGGCGCACTTGCTGCGGTCCGGACTGCTGGGCGACGTCGTTCAGAATGAGATTCCGGAGTTTCAAGTAGTCGTCGACGGAATCGAATTCGAACTCACGATCCTGAAAGCGGACTCGCCTCGCGCCCTGCTTCCGCGCAGCGTCGAGAGCATCGAGATCGGACTGGGTGAAGGGCATTTAAGTATATTGACCTGGATTCCATCCACCAGGTTCAGGTAGCGAGCATGGTCGCGCCCGCCTTTGCGCTGTCGTTGTTCGCGGCCCGATTCGCCGCGCTAGTTCCACTCGCGAGTGATACGCTGGTTATCCAAACAAGGAGGTCGCCACGCGCTAAGCTCGTGCCTCGTGTGAGATTATGGGAAAAGGGAAAAACACTTTTAGAACTTTATCCAGCAGGGCAGGCCGGTCGCCGGCTAAGGGAGTTTAGTCAATGGCACCTTCCGATCAACCCGAACCCAACGAGATTACGCCAGTAACGAACAGGACGCCGGACCTGAATCCGCGACATCCGATCCCAGACCCCGTTGGTGAGCGCATAGCACTCGATCCGGGCCAGTTCTCTGAGCTTTTGCGTACCATCCCCAGGGAGGGGCCCAGGCGTTGGGAAGCTTTGACGGCGATCGGCACGATCGGGCTGGCGGTCGTCACCATTGCTCTGATTTTGGTGACCTACTCTGGCGTTCGGAACGACGCTGAAGATAGATTGCTCCCGATTGTAACGTTGACTTCCCAGGACGACTTTGCGGTCGAGAGAAACACAATCATCATTCGCAATGTGGGATTTGGTCCTGCGCTGAACACGTACACGCATCCCTTCAAGGTAGGCAGCGGCACGATTCAGCTAGATCACCGACAGGCAATTGCAGCCGGCGAAAGTCAGGACATCAGCGCCCTGGAGCAGACCGACCACGGCAAAGACAGGCTTTGGGAAGACGCTCCATTCAAGACGCCGTCGCCTACCTTGGGTATGACAAAGAGAGTGACAGATGTCGGGAAGATTAGGAACGTCCTCAAGAAGGCCGACAACAAAGCTGTATGCATCTCTTATGAGAACACACGTAGCGAGAAGTATGAGACATGGCAGAGGATCTATCTGATCGAAGACCAATCCGATATTGCCATAGAGTACGTTTGTCAACGTAAGACCCCGCAACCCTGCACTCAGGAGTTCACTCCACAGTTCGAAGTGGCATGCCGGTCCGGAAAGGGGCACGAATAGTCTTCTAAAGCCGTATTGAACCAAGGATCGCAATTCCGCTTTGGCGAAGGAGGTTTGACTCACAGGTCCATCCTGAAGCGCACCCGGTTCCGAGCGGCCTGCCTGCCATCCGTGCGCTGCTGTTGCTGCGGTGGTTTCACTTCCTGCACCGGAGGCGCGCCCACCCGGCGTTCGAGGTCGGTCCAATGCTTCTCCTGGAAACGGTCGATGCCGACCCGTCCAGCCGACGCGCGCGCGTATACCCGGCAATCGAGCGCCTCGTTGCGCTCGCGCATCTTCTGCCACTCGTGCCGGCGATAGCCTTTGACGATCTTCGTCACCAACTGCTCGGCGGTAATCTGCTTGAAGTACTCCTCGCTATAGCGAGGGAGGTGACAATACCCCGGAGGAAAGGGAGTCCCCTTCGCGAGGTCCTCATCGGTGGGTCGGTCGAGCCGAAGCCAACGGTACAGTTCCTCTTTGGCCATGCCGGAATTGACCGGCCAAACCCGGACGCCGCGCTTCAGCTTCGCGCCCGCCGGCCCCACTTCCACCGGAGACGCCGATCCAATGAGAGCGGGCGTCCGCGAATCGCCTTTGATCACCAGCACGCGCCCGCCCTGCCGCCGCGCCCACTGGTACACCTCGATGGTGGCGAAGCCCGAATCCACGGCGAGTTGCAGGATGGGCAACTCCAGCCCGGACGCGGTCGGGAACGCCTCACTCAACAGCGCGGTTAGCTTCTCCCAAACCTGCGGTCGCGACGTGTCCCCTTCGAGCACCCGATAATCGACCGACCACGACTCCTTGCCCCGGCCCCACGCGGTAATCTCGACCTCGATTCGGTCCTTCTGGACATCCGCGCCAGCCGTAAGGAACAGCCCGCCAGGCGGCACGGTGCCGATCTTGTACGACTCGCGGCGGTCGTACAGCTTCTGCCACTCCGGGGCCTCGCCGAGCAGCGTCCACGTCTCGCCCAGCACGGTGTTGACGAAGACCTGAAGCAACGCCGGGTTTTTCTGCGCCTGCTCGAACTGCTTGGCGGCGTCGCCCCACGAGAACCAACCGACCGGACTGTACAGGCTGGAGATATGGAAGCCCGCCGTCCTACCATCGCCTTTCGCGCCGGCCCGCCACTCGCCGCGCGCCAGCATGGAGTGCTTTTGGTGGTTGCGAATCTCCTGGCCGCAGTGCTCGCAGACGTAAACCGCACTCTGCGGATCGCCCTTTGGCCACCGCAGTTGCGCGAACTTCAGGATCTGGAACTCGCGGCACGTCGGACACGGCACCCAGTACTTCCGCTGGTCGCTCTCCTCATACGCCGACTCGATCCGGCTCATGCCGGTGATCTTCGGTGTCGATACCAGAAACACTTTGCGGCGCGCGAACGTCCGCGTGCGCGCCATCGCCAGCGTGATCGGGTCGCCCTCGCCCTCCACATCGCCTGGGTAAGCGTCCACTTCGTCGAGGAACAGGTACCGCGCGGCCATCGACCGCAGGCCGACCGCGCTGTTCGCGCCGGTCATCACCAGCACGCCCCCCGGAAAATCCTTCGACAGAACCGTGTTGCCGGAATCGCGCGACCTCGGATCGCGGACGAGTTTCCGCAGGACTTCCGACTCTTCGATCAGCGGATCGATGCGCTGCTTCGAATTGCGCTTGGCCATCTCGACGGTCGGCTGCACCGACATCATCGGGCCGGGGGCCTGGTGGATGATGTAGCCCATCCAGTTGTTGCCGCACTCCGTGCCGCCGATCTGCGCGCCCTTCATGAACACCGTACGCTCGATGAGCGACATGGGCGAAAGGCAATCCATGATCTCGCGCAGATAGGGCGTTCGCTCCGTGCGCCAGCGCCCGTGCTCTGCGGACGCGCGTTGCGAGAGCCAGCGATAGCGGTCGGCCCACTGAGAAATCGTGAGCAACGGGTCCGGCCGCGCGCCAGCCGCCGCGGCTGCACCGTAGATCTCTTCAGCCGTTAGATTCGTCGGCAAAATCATTCAGGGCCTTCCGGATCTCATTCGTGAGGAGCGCATGCACCGTGGTCTCTACGGTCTCGGCGGCAAGCATCGCCGCCAGGCGGTCGGGGAGGTTGATCATCGCGTCGCGGAACTGCCGGAACTTATTGAAGGCGGCGACCTGGACCTCTTCGCCCGAGACGAGCTTCGCGATCCGTTCCTCGTAATCGATCTTGGCGAGGCGCGCCTGGTAGTGTTCGCGCACCGCCCGCGCCTTCGTATACTGCGACGCGCCAAAGACCTCCGCGTCGTCTTCCGGTGGCTGGCCGCGCCGGTCCACGGGTGGCGCTTGGGTTTGGGTGTTGCGCGCCCACTCGGCGTCGGCAATCTCGGAATCGATCTGGCCGTTGGGCAAGGTGTGGATGCGACCAGACGCGATTGCCTTCTGGACGGTGCTCGCCGAGACTCCGCGCTGTCGGGAGTACGCCCGCTGGCTCATTACTGGCATGTTTTTATTCCCGAAATAAGCCCTTGCCTTCCGGGGCCACCGGAGTGATGAATCGTCATGCGCGGATCAACCGCCAAAAGGATAAACACCACCATGAAGAACGCAGAAGCTACCAACACCACCGAAACCGCCGCCGTTGCGGAACAGGGCGCGCAGGTCGCGCCGGAGAAGGCCGCCTCGAAGAAGGCTGCCAGCCAGAAGAAGGGCGCGCCCAAGGCCAGCAAGGGCGCGAAGAAAGCCGCCAAGCAAGCCAAGGCCGCACCGAAGAAGCAGGCCAAGGAGAAGGTCGCCAGCAAGAAGGCCGCCAAAGTGAAAGAGGCCAAGGTGCCGCGCGAGTTCTCGAAAAAGAACATCATCCTGGACCTCCTGCGCCGCCCCAAGGGCGCGACGATGGCCGAGATCGCCAAGGCCACCGACTGGCAGAACCACAGCATCCGGGGCTTCATCAGCGGAAACCTCACCAAGAAAATGGGCCTCACGGTCGAGTCCACCAAGAACGAAGCCGGCGAGCGGACATACCGCGTTGCCAAGTAGGCACGCTTGCCTCCCAATCAGCCGCCTGGAAACGGGCGGCTTTTTTTACGGCACTGCGCCTCCTGAAGTAGCACCCTCCCCGCAGTTCCGCAGAGCTTGCCAATCGCCGCCTCGCCGCAGGCGGCGTTGCTCGTCTTTAATGATCCGCAACTCCGCCGACCAGTCCGAGAGAGCCAGGCACAGCCCTTGAAGGTCGGGATTCCCGGCGCGGATCTCCGCTTCGATTGCCGCAATCTCCTTGTGGCACCGTTCGATTCAAACCGCATTCTTTAATCGCTCCGGCGCAACGTCATCGAAAGTTCCGCCGCCATCGAGAACCGCCTTGCCGCCCGTGTAATCCTGCCAGCGGCGCACGATCACGTCACAGTACTTCGGGTCCAATTCGACGACGCGCGCCTGGCGGTTGGCGCGCTCGCACGCGATCAGCGTCGTCCCCGACCCGCCGAACGGATCGAGGATCGTGTCGCGGGTCTTGCTGCTGTTGCGGAGCGCACGCTCGACGAGTTCCACCGGCTTCATGGTCGGGTGCTCCAGGTTCGCCATGGGCCGCTTGATGAACCACACGTCGCCCTGGTTCCGGTCGCCGCACCAGAAGTGCTGCGTCCCGTCGCGCCAGCCATACAGGATCGGCTCGTACATCCGCTGGTAGTCCGACCGGCCCAAAGTGAAATGGTGCTTGGCCCAGATCACGAAGGTGGACCAGTGACCTCCGGCGTCGGAGAACGCCCGGTAGAGCGTGTGCAACTCCGACGAGGACATGCACATGTAGATGGCGCCCTTCGTCATCGCGAGCATGTTGGCCGAGGCGTCCCGCAGGAACTCATAGAACTTGCCGCCGAGAGCATCGTTGTCGATGGTGAGCTTTCTTCGCCGTCTTGCCTTCATACGCGACGTTGTACGGCGGATCGGTGAACGTCATGTCGGCCAGCCGCCAGCCAGGACTTTTCGATGTCGGCCATCTGCGTGGCATCGCCACAGAGCAACCGGTGCTGGTCGAGAACCCATACGTCGCCGCGCACCGTGACGATGGCCTCCTGCTCAGCCGGAACCGCGTCCGGATCGGTCAGCCCGTCCTGCGTGGTCTCCGGTTCGCGGAGCAACTCCTCTACTTCCTCGTCCGTGAAGCCGACCAGATCGAGATTGAACGCGTCCTCCTTCAGCGATTCGAGTTCGACGCGCAAGCATCTCCTCGTCCCATCCCGGCGCTCATGGCCAAGCGGTTGTCCGCGAGAATGAGCGCGCGCCTCTGCGTTTCCGAGAGGTGATCCAGCACGATGACCGGCACCTCCTCCATGCGGAGGCGTCGAGCAGCCGCCAGGCGCGCGTGCCCGGCGATCACTACGCAGTCGGCACCGACAAGGATCGGGTTCGTCCAGCCGAATTCGATGATGCTGGCGGCAACCTGCGCCACCTGTTCGTCCGTATGCGTCCGGGCGTTCCGGGCGTACGGGATCAACTTGTCGATGGGCCAAATCTGTACGGCGAGGTCGCGGAAGCGCGGAGACGCTGCGCCCATGCCGGCGACTTCCCGATTCGTAGTGCGCGATTTCGCCGTCATGCCTGGGCTTTCCTCTTCGGTCCGTAGTGCGGATTGGGTCCGTGGTGCTGGATGCGCAGCGCGTCGTTCTGCTTCGGATTCATCGCCTGGTCTGCCGGGACGCCGCGAGACTCCGCAACAGCGGCGAACGTCTCGCCAGTGGCCGCGAGGATCGGCGTCTCGCCGGTCAGATTCATAATCCGCCGCGCAATCACATCGCAATAGGCCGGGCTGATCTCGCAGCCGTAACCGGTTCTATCGAGCAACGCCGCCGCGGCCATCGTCGTTCCGCTGCCCATGAACGGATCGAAGATCACGTCGCCGGCATCGGAGTACGCCAGCAAGAAGAACTCCACCAGCGCGCGCGGGAAGGGAGCGGAGTGCGAGCCCTGGCTCGACTCGCTCTTGACCTCGATCACGTTGCTCGGGCGCGCCAGTCCGGTGTGCCGGCCATCCGAATCGTCGGACAGACTGTTCCTGCTGCGCTGCCACGCACTCTGGTTTTTCCCCCCATCCGCAGCCGCGCCCCGCGCGCCGGTCCCCAGGAGGCCGCTTCCGGAGTTTGATTTCGGATTGTTCGGGGAGTAGTCGAAGCAGTCCTCCGACTCGTGGCTCACGGCCTGCGGCCGAAACTTAATCTGCTGCTGGCGGCAGAAGTGAAATACCGGTTCCCAGGCGTTCTTGAATCGGTTTCCCCAGCCGCCCGGCACGCCGTTATCGGTCTTGCGCCAGCAGAACGTGTCTACGAAGCGCCAGCCCCACTGCCGCCGGTGCGCGATGACGAGATCCATCACGTACAGGTCGCGTTCCCCGTCGTCGGCGTGCTCTTTGATGTTGAGGAAGTAGGAGGCATCGGGCGCCAGAATCGATTCGACTCCAGCCGCAACCGCGCCAAACCACGCGACGTACTCATCCGGACGAACCGGCTTGAAGCCGCTCGATGCGTCGTACTCGCGCTGCGTCGCGTAGGGCGGCGAGGTCACGACCACGTTGGCCAGCGCATCGCCGAACAGAACACGAATCGTTCCCCCGTCGCGGCAGTCGCCGCAGATCAGGCGGTGGGCTCCGATCAACCACACGTCGCCGGGCTGGGTCACCGGCTGAGGTGGCGGTTCGGGGACCTCGTCGGTCACATCCTCGGGCGGTGCGTCGCCGTCTTCGAGCAGCGCCTCCAGTTCCTCGTCGCTGAAGCCAATGAGCGCGAGGTCTGTGCCGTCTGTTTCGAGTTCCCGCAGTTCGCTGGCGAGCATTTTCTCGTCCCATCCGGCATTCATCGCGAGCTTGTTGTCCGCGAGGATGTATGCCCGCCGCTGCGTCTCGCTGAGGTGGTCCAGCACCACCACCGGAACCTCCGCGAGGCCCAATTTGCGAGCAGCCAGCAGACGACCGTGGCCGGCGATGATCCCATCCATCGAGTCAACCAGGATCGGATTGGTGAAGCCGAACTCCAAGATGGACGCCGCGATCTGCGCTATCTGTTCAGCAGAGTGCGTGCGCGCGTTCCTGGCGTACGGCACCAGCCGGTCGGTCGGCCAGATTTCGATGCGCCGCGCCATCGCGGGCGTTATGGTCGCCGGAGGTGTCGCCATTGGTTTACGAACAACTACAGAAGAGGCGTGTCAATGGTCAGGAAGTCCAACGTTGGACATTCGCCTTGGCTCGCGCCGGAATCGGCCACCCTTTCGCGCCCCGGTGCCCCGTGTCGCGCCGTCTGGCTCCGGGTTGGCTGGTTGGTCCACCCGCCGCCTCGGGCGCGCCCTGGCCGCCACTGACCGCTGACCACCTGACCGCCCCTTTTTGCGCCTGTCGCTAGCGGAATTGCGCTACTCTTCAACGCGCCGCCGCCGCGCGCCCGGAAGTACCTATGGCTTTAACGGGTGGCTTGGGGTTCCGAACAACCGCCCCGCGAGCACGAGCGATGTACCGCGCGCCGATCTGGCGTCTGGCTTTCATGCGCCCCCGCAATCCGCAATCACCTGAAGGAAGACGCCGCGCATCTCCGGCGGCGCATAGTTCTTCCCCTCGCGGCTTCCGTCAAGATGCTTCAGTTCCCAGGCCGGCCCGTGATCCAGCGACTCTTTGAAGCTGTACGTGGTACCCATCACGGAACTTGCCGAGAGCGGCTTCGGTTCACCAGGCCGGAGGAAGAGAATCGCTCGGTTGATGTGGCCGTTGCGGTGGCGTACCACGCGCGCCACCAGTCCTGCCGACTGAAGCCTTGCGAACCGTTGTTCGGAGGCCCAGGCGAACAGACTACCGTCGGCGTGATAGACGGGAATCAAGGCATTCATGTTTTTGGACACACGTGCAGCCGCAGGAGAAGCTGCGAGAAGGGATTAACGAGCGTCCCGACGCTCCCCCAATCGAACCTGCTGGGACCGCGGCTGGCCGTTACCCCGGATTTCCAGCATCAGGCCGCGCTGTTCGCAGAACCCGTTGAGATCACTCACCTGCTTCTCGGCGTCGCCGAACGCCTCCCACCATGCCGCAGTGAACTCTCGCCACTTCTGACCATCCTGATCGGCCTGATCATATAGTTGATCGAGATTCGCAAGAAAGCCATCAATTCCTGCCACGCCGAGTATCCCGCCGACGAGTTCGGACCAGCCTTCGAAGGAACCCAGTCGTTTCTGGTCCATCGGCCTGCCGGTGGCTATCCAGCCGAGTACCAGCGTGAGGATCGCGTGGACCAGAGAGCCCCGGTTCGCCTTCACCCACCGGACCAGGTCGGGATGGCGAAACTCGGTGCGCTTCCAAGGTCGATCCAATCGCGGATCAATCCGGACTCGAATGCAGCGCCGAGTGAGTTCCAGGTCAAGATGAGGATTGTTGGCGGTCATCATCCACAGGCCCTGGTTGGGAAGCGACGCCATCCTCGACTCACCAAGCACTCGATCTGTCCATCTAACCGCCGTAAGCACGGACGCGAGCGAAGGGGAATGGAGCTTTTTTCGGTCATCGGCGTTGTCCAGAAGCACGATTGGACGGGCCTTCAGCAACTCGGCGGTAATCATTTTCCGGATCTCGTCATCATCCTCAGGAAGTGTGCGGCTCTCACAATTCGCCCCGGTTGCAACGATTGCGACGACGTTGGCGAGTAGGCCCTTGCCGGAACCAACGGAGGGCGCCTCGATCAGGTGCAACGGGGTCGGTCCTTCGATCATTCGCCGGACGAACGGCAACAGGATCGCGGCGACCGCGTGTGCGCGATCTGAGAGATCCGTGAACGGAAAATCCACCAGCAGTTCGTCGCAAAACAGGTCGCGGGCAGTTCGAATTTCCTCCGGGGTTGGTGTATTGGATAGTCGGCCCAACTGCAACGTTGAATCAGCATCCACCCAGACCCGATCTTTTTGGTGATAGCCCGGTTTGGCGATCAGCGAGCCGTCGCACCCGAACACTGGCGTGCGGATGACCGCATGCAGTTGCGGCAGACTGGGATCGATGTAGGCGAGCATGTCGCGCGCGGCCTCCTTCAGCGGAATCGTATCGACACTGGTTTCGTCCGTTGCTCGATACCAGTCGGCAACTCGCGCGATCAACCCGAACACGGCGGCCTCGCTCATCTGCTCGATCTCGATTGCTGGATCTCGGTCGGCCAAAAACACCAGGTGCTCTCCTCGACGAAAAACGTAGGGCGTGGTTCGGAAAACGGCGGCACCCGATTGATTCGCTCGGTGAACGGCAGACCAGGATTCCGCAACCACGTCGCGCAATTGTCGGTTGTTGACTTGAATGCGCGGACGCGCCGCCGCGTTTTCCACCTGAACCTGCGGCGAACGTCCCACGAGGATTCTGTCCTTTCCCTTGGTAGTTTCCTCCACTGGAGTGGCTCGCGCTTGTTTGCGTAGAACCGAAAGGGAAATCCGCTCTTTGCCAAGACGATTTTGGATCAGACGGAGATGCCTCTCGTGTTCGACGGGGCTCAGGCGCTTCGCTGCGGCGAGGATCGGCTCCAGCACGTGATCGATCTCAGACTCAGCCGTACCAGCGGACAGACGCGAGATCGATAACTCCAACGGTGTTTGGGCGGACGCGAGGACTGCCTCGAAATCCGCAGCCGTTCCACCCCCTCGGCGAAGTACTCATTTACGTCGAGCTTGGCCTGCTCCAATAGGGTTGCGGCAAGCTGGGTTTCCTCTTCGCTGCGGCCCTCCAATGCTGCCGCTTTGGGAGAATCCGCGGGGCCGTTGAGACCGAAGCGGTCCTTCAACTGCTGCCGGGCGTTCTGCTGCTTCTCGCCGAGAGGCAGCGTCGCCACGCGGGTCGCTATCCCGTTTTCAATTAAGATCTGTGCCGTGCGCAGGGCTCCCCGGAGGCCGGCGTCTGATAGCTCATTGTCCTGGCAAAGATAGACAGTATTTGCGCCGGCCAGCTTCGGCAGAATCCTTTCCCAATCAGCATCCTTGATTTGAACGGTGACGGGAGATACGGCGGGGAATCCGTGCTCCATGAGCGAAATGCAATCAGTGACCCCTTCGGTAATAACAATGCGGTCCGGCCGCGCCGCGAGGATGTCTTCGTTGTACAGCAGATCGTTCCTAATGCAGGCAGCGACGTGCGCGTTCTTGTCGCCGTTCCGAACGGCGAGCTTCTTGTACTTCGGGGCCTCCCAGTCGGCGTCTGGTGTCCAGGGAGTCTTGCGGCCGATCATGAAGACTACGTGGCCGCGACTCCAGTACGGAAAGACGATTCGCCGATTAAAGAATGGGCTGATGCCGCTACCGGAGGTCCGGAATGCGGACGTTCCTGACAACTCGGCCTGCGTGAATGCATTCGGACCCTTACAGAGTGCGTCCTGGACGCCCCGCTGCCGATTTCCGGCCGAGTCGATCCAGGGAGCGTTGTCGGCGTAGCCGATCTTTAGCCGCGTGATCATCTCGTCGCCGATCCTGTACTTCGCCCGGAACCAAGTGAGGGCATCCGTATCTGCGAGCAGCCTCTGGTGGTAGTAGTCGGCAAGCGATGTTAACGCTTCAAACACCCGCAGGCTCTTTCGCCGTTCCCGCTCCATTTCCTCGATGGCCTCCGGCGACAGTCCGGCGCGGGAAAGAGAAGGCATCCCCACCCTCGCGGCCAGGAAATCGCGCGCCTCTCGGTGTGACTCCGGCATCCGGCCAGATTGACCACGTGTGATGCAGCCAGCGTGAACAAACTCGACTAACTGCAGGACGTCTCCACCAGTGCCACAGCCGAAGCAGTACCAGCCCTGCTTGTCGAGCATGATGTTCAGCGACCGCTTGGACTGGCTCCGGTGATTCGGGCAGTCGCATAGCAGCGCCCGCTCCGAGGATTGAGTGATCCGCCCATTCAAAAGCTCGCGAGCAATCGCGCCGATGTCGACCGACGTGATCGTGCGGTAGTAGTCCCGCACGCCGATGGATGACGGTTGGTTCATTTCACCCGCTCCGAGGGACGCGCCGCGCGCACGGGCGAAACGCCAGCCCGAACAAAGGCCTCCCGAATCTGCCTGGTCATCTGATACACCCGCGAGCGGGACTTGCCAGTGCGCCGGCAAACATCCTGAACCGGCATTTGGACGAGCAACACAGCCAGCGCCTGAAGGTGGGCTGGAAGGCTTTCGACAACCTGTCGGACGTCGAGACTGAGGTGCAGTGCATCCACCACGCCCAAAGACGCACGCTTATCGAGAACGTCCAGCGAGTCGGCGTCGCTGGCATCCTCTCGATTCATCAAGTCGTCACCGAGGATTTCCGGCGCCCGCCGTCGTTCGCGCATCACAAGGACGGCGGCGTGATTGCGCACCACACCACGCACGAAGCCCTGCCAGTCGCCACGCGCTGGATCGAACTTGGGAGAGCGTCGGAGGACGTCCAGGACCATCTCCTGTTTCAGGTCTTCCCAGTCGTCTGATCTGAAGCCAGCGGAAGTAACCAACAGGCTGGCCCGGCAGGACGCCTGTTGGAAGATGTAGGGGTCGGCCGGCATCATCGCGCTGCCTCCGTTAGGCGACGTTCGATAATGACCCGGCGCGGGACGCCCGAACGGACTTCAATCCGCTCCACGGTTCCATTCTGGAGTTGGTCCAGATGCGCCAAGAGGCGGCGGACCTCATCGCGGAGCGTGAAATCGGCCAAGTCCGCTTCCTGCCTCTCACCTTCGTCTGCATCGAGCTTCACATCGAGCAGCACGGTGGGTTCGGGATGAAAGACGGGGTCACCGTTCCGAATGGCGAGCCCGATGATCTGACCGAAGTTCACCGACTGAAACAGCCGGACCAACGCCTGCCGGGGAGCCGATAGCTGAGTGAGCCGATCGAGTGCGGCCATGGGTTAGCTCCTTGCTCCAACTGAACGGGGCACGGCGAGCCCTCTTGCCACCACCACGGGTGCAGCGCGCTCGGCGATCCATCGCCGCAATTCCCCACGGCGGTAGAAAACGCGATTCGAAACACGAATGAACGGCGGCCCGCCACCGTGCACCCGCTTTCGCCGGAACCAGGCCAGGGACATCGGCAGTTCCTCCTCGCGAGCCTCGATCTCCGTCAGTAGGTCGTTATCGCTCTGGTGGGATTGACTTGCCCGGTGTGTCATTCATGCGTCTCCACTGTGAACTCTTGCTAATCACGAAGTTAATGTGGAGAAAGTGGAGAAGAGTGGAGAAAACGAGGAGATTATGCGCGACCGGGCTTCGCTGCACGATCCCACGTGGGGCGAGGACAACCGATTTTGGTGAGCATTGCCTTTAGGCTGCTTTCGCCGTATTTGCTCTTGTCGCTCCGAACCATTCCATAGAGGGCGCTGCGATCCATGCGAAGGTGAGATCCAAGGGCATTCATGTCCTCGATTTCCTTGCTCTCCATGTATGCCTGCAGAATCGCCCGACGGTGGTCTCTCAGGGACTTTGGCGGGTGTTTCGCAGACATTCCTGGTGGGCGCTCGTCGCCAAGTTGTACCTCGACGAATGGCAGATCGACTGTCATTCGCCGATCCTGGAGCGACGCGGCCTTCCCGATATCGACTGTCCTAACCTTCCCGCCCTCTGTAGACGTCGGTGGAGAGAATGGCACAAATAGCACGCCGGCGACGCGGCCGTATGCTAGCCGCACGGCCTCGATCATGGCCGGCAGTTCGTCTGGTCCAATCGCGGCGAAGAAGAAGTACGGAGTGCGCCCCGATGCACGGCGCCGTCCCAGGAACCAAATCCGGCTCGCGGGCAGAGGCTCGATTTCTCCGGAAAGGGCAAGGGCTTGAGCAAGCAAGACCGCAAGTTGCTTGGGGCTGCCTCGCCACCGGCGGAGGCGTTCAAGATTAACATCCGGGGTCCCGGCCAAAGGACACGGAATGAACGCCCGGTGGCCATCCTCGCTCCACCGCACTCGCTCCCAATGCGCTTCGGGGCAAGCTTCGCAGGACACGTGGGTGGCCTGAGCCATCTCGCTGATGAGTCCTGCGCCAGTCAGCGCTTCGAACTCATCGGTGCTCCAGCCGCACACGTCGTCGTAGGTGAACTCAGGGTCAGCCGACGCGAGCTGCCTTAGGAAGAGCTGCCACGCGTTTTCCATCGTTTTCGATTCCCCAGGGCCGAAGATACCGGCGGAGGACACCTTCTTTGCCGTCGTGCCCCAGCGTGCACCACCTTGGCGCTGAAATGCTAAAGTCAATCGCCTCTTCCTTCCCACCGGGACTGCCGAAAACCGCCAGCAGCTCGACACTGAGGATCGTCGACCTCGCGAGTTTGTCCAGGCCTCCGCGGAGTTCGGATCGGAGCAGCGCATAGAGATCATCATGCGGATCGTGGGGGTCTACCTCAAACCGGGCCCTGCGCCGTCGCCTGCCAGGGAAATGGATTTTCATTGCTACTACCCGAAGTTTCCTGAGCTGATGCGCCGGGTCTGTCTTGTATTCGAACTCGGAATCTTTAAAGAGGCGCAAATCATATGTTTTCTTCCCCGCCTTCGGAGGCGCGGGAGCTTTGAAAACCGCCTTCCCGAAGCCACTGAACAAAGCGTCGATCTTGTCGGCTCCACCCGTGGCGAGTACCGTCACACCGCCGGTCGTCTCGTCCAGGTAATACACCAGGGGGAACGGGGGCATCACAGTCACGCCGACGAGTTGACCGTCCGGGCCATAGGAGTCGATCTCATCGACGTAATCCGATGGGAATGCCTGTAAAAGGTGGACGCCGTCCTGTTCCCGGTGGTCGATCTTACACTGTTTTGCGCGCTCCTCGCCTTTGTAGGTGACCTGGATCTGTTCCTTCAGGCCGTCGATCATCGATTCGGTGATGGTTAGCTTCCCCTCAGGAAACCCCACCCGTGTCTCTCGAGAGGACTTTGGAAGGGAATATGTATAGGCGTAGACCTGCTCGCTGTCGAAAAGCTTCGGGTACTCGACAAGGCACCAAAAGGCCCGCTCATAGGCGTTCTTCTTGGTTGCCAGTTGATCCGCGATATCCGGTACCTGGTCGCGTGCGGCGGCGATCAATACCGTCGTTCCGCGCGAGTCCGACAAGGCGTGCACCTGTCTGAATCTGACTCCGATCAGGCGTCGGGCAGACTCCTCCGATGCGCGCACGCGTTGAAGGATCGGCTCGGCCTCGTTCTCTGCCAGCTTCTTCCAATCAAGGTCCGAAAAACCCTTGTAGGTACAGAGGAACTTTTCAAGAAGTGCGTTCGGCGTTTTCTCAACGACGACGCGCGGATTGTACGGTTGAGACACAATACCTCGCCTTCCAGCGAGATCCCATGTGCTTCTACCGTTTACAAATTCGCAGTACGCCGGACTCCCAGGAATCGATCAGAAGCGGGTGACTCGCCAGCAACTCTAATAGTCGGCATACGATTTCAATTTTACCACGGCCCGAAACATCATATATGCAAACTGTTTTTGAGCGTCTGCCATGCGCGGCGCTGCTCATTCCATGACAGAGGACTCGCTATTCTGCGCACCGCCACTTCGCTGATGGGGAATCGCGTTGCCCCGCTCGGCGGAAACTCCAGGATCTCCTGCTGGATGTCCGGCGCGAGCCATACCAGTTCCATGATCTGGCTCATTCGTTCCCGTGTGAGGCAGCCAAGCCGGGCCAGGTCCGCGTAATCTCTGGCCTCGCCCCTCTGGATCATGTCCTGGAACTGGATGGCCAGCGCCACAACCTGAGTGACTCTCGGCAGACGCCCGTTTCCGGGAGGTGGCGCATCCGACGGCCCCGGCCCCCCCGGCGGCCGTCCTGTGGCGTGCAAGCGGAACTGAATCTCAACTGTGCTGGTTGGCATGCTCATGCTTCTCCGTCAGGGCTGGTGCCCAACTGCAGAACTCTCTGATTCCCCGAGAACGAAAACCAAGGGTCACCGTCCCGGTCTTGCCGTCATAGCGGACGTGCTCAACCAGCGTACGGATGAACCGCTCCTGCTCCCACGCAGACAACTGCTCCCAAAGCGAATCGAACTCATGGAGAGCCTCCTCTACGTCTTGGGCGTCGACGCCTTCTGCTTCGATTGCGGCCACTTGCTGGCGAAGCTCGGCCAGTCGGCTGTTGAGATGCGACACTCGATCCTGGAGTTCGGCCAAGCGGTCGGTGGCGAGATCGGCCGCGGAACCTGCCCCGCCGACCATCGAAACGGTCTGCTTCATCTCCTGGGCGATCTTTTTCAGTTCCCTCTCAATGTCCGTCCGCTCCCTTTCGATCTCCGCTGAGTCTGTCTGTCGATGCTCGTTGAGCTGCCGCAAGACCTCGCGCAGCATTACCGGATTCCGCGCGATGCCGCGGAGTTGCTCCAAGACTGCGTTTTCCAGGGCGGGCGCAGAGACGGATCGCGTCTCGCATTGCGCCCAGCCCCGCTGGTGGGCCTTCACGCACACGTAGTAGCGATACAGCCGATCCTTCTTGTTCACGTAGGTATGCACCATGCCGACGTCGCAGGTGCCGCACCGCACCAGTCCTTTGAGGAGCGCGGCATACTTGTTGCCAATGTTGCGGCCGCCGCGTCTGCCGTTCCGGTTGAGGGCACCTTGGACCTTGTTCCAGGTCTCCTCCTCGACAATGCGTTCGTGCTCGCCCTCGTAGACTTGGCCGCCGTACTCGACTTTTCCCAGGTAGACCATGTTCGTGAGCAGGTTGTACAGGCTGTTCTTGGGGATTGGCTTTCCGCCCGCTTGCCGGCCTTCGCGCGTCGTCCAGGACTTCATCCGCCATCCTCGTCGGTCGAGCTCTTCCACCACCGGGATCAGTGATCCAAGTTCGAGGTAGAGCGCGAAGATCTCACGAACCCGCTGCGCCTCCTCCTGATTCACCACCAGGGAGCCGCCTTGCGGGGCGACGTCATAGCCCATCACAGGATTCCCGCCAACCCACTTGCCTTTTCGTCGCGCAGCGCTCATCTTGTCGCGGGTGCGTTCAGAGATCATCTCCCGCTCGAACTGGGCAAACGAGAGCAGGACGTTTAAGGTCAGGCGGCCCATGGAACTGGTCGTATTGAACTGCTGCGTCACAGACACAAAGGTCGCGCCGTGCTTATCGAGGATCTCCATGATCCGCGCAAAGTCGAGAAGTGATCGCGAAAGCCTGTCCACCTTATACACCACCACGCAGTTCACGGTACCGGATTGGACATCGGCAAGCAGCCGCTTCAGTGCCGGGCGGTCCATGTTGGCACCGGTATAGCCGCCGTCGTCGTACTTCTGCGGCAACGCCGCCCATCCTTCCTGCCGTTGGCTGTTGATGAACGATTCCGCGGCCTCCCGTTGCGCGTCCAGAGTGTTGAAGGCCTGGTCGAGGCCCTCCTCCGTCGATTTCCGCGTGTAGATCCCGCAGCGGATACCTGTCCGTGCCGGCAGGCCGTTCCCGTTTTCCTTAGGCTTTCTGTCACCGCGCACGACCTGCCTCCTTCTCCAACCCAAAGAACGCAAAGCCATTCCACCGCGTGCCGGTTATCTCGCCCGCGATAGCACTGAGCGAGGCGAATCGACGGCCATCGTATTCAAACCCCTCGTTGAGAACCTTCACCACGACCGTCTGGGCCTTGTACTTCTTCACGATCAAGCTTCCCGGCATTGGCAGGCGCGCATCCCGTGTCTGAACCACCGTCGTCGTCGCCGTCTGCTCCAAGGCGACCCCTGCTTGTCGCCGGGATGCGTTCCCCGAGATGCGCAATCGCAACTCTGTTCCGCGCGCGATGGCGATGGCGTATTGCCGGACCGACTCCGGAAGACCGCCGTCTTTCGCCGCTTGCAGGTGCCATGCGATCTTCCGCCTCAGGTGCTGGCAGTTCGCAATCGGATGCTCCGCTCCGAACAATTGCCGGTGCGCGGCCTGCAATTGTGGTGCGCTCATCCTCGGCAGATCCGCGATCTGCGGCAGTCCGTCTCGTTTCCTCATTGCTGGGTTGACTCCTTTCTCCGACCCGTCAACTTCAGTTCATGAGGGCTCGTTTCACCCGTATTATCAAGTCCTTCTGTTGACTGGAGCGGCTCGGGCGTCGTGTGAACAAGCCGGATTCTGGCGCGCCGCCTATATGCCGCAGCCAGTAACACCGCGATTTCCTTGATGGCATCGTCAACCTTGGGTTCCTCGCCGCGTTGCATGTGCTCGCCTCCAAGGGCGCGCAGCCTGACGAGGGTGATGTGGGCGTGGACAAGGGAGGGGTATGGCCGCCGTGGTTGCTCGACCCGATGTCCAGCACCCACAACGAGTCCCGCTTGGCGGCCTGCCCGCTGTCTGGTGTTCCGGGGAGCGCGTGGGGCCCCCTGTCAACTAATACTCGGGAAAGTTGGAAGATGTGCACATCTGCTCGGCCGCTTGGGACGGGGCTGTCAACCACTTTGTCCGCAAGGCGCGGGGGCTTTGCCGCTGATCTCCCGAACGGGACGGGCACGTACCTCACGCGGGGACTGTGGCCAGTGATTCGGTCGATCCGTGGTCGGCCTGCAGATCGAGCGGGTTCTGCTGGGTCGCGGTCAGGGATACTACAGAACTCAGCGTTCTGATTTGGCGTGCCGCGAAAGCGGTAGGCAAGAAAACCCGATTCGGCCAGCAATCGCTGCATCGGTTTAATTCTGGTCGCGTCAACGCCGGTCCATTCGTTATTGCGTTCTTTCTTTAATCCGCTATAAGCTAACAGAAGCATGCAGCAAAAGACGGCAAGATCCCTGACCAAAGCTTCGTCCCGAAAGATGGCCGTGAAGGCGGCTGTTCAGCCGGCCGTCATCGCACTTGCCAACCTCGATCAGCCTGATGCGCTCACGCCGATGAATTTCAGAGTCAGCCAGCAGTTCCATCGCGAGTTCAAGCTTTACGCGGTCCAGCACGGGATGAGCATGGTGGCCCTCCTTCAGGAATCATTTCGTCTGATGAAGGAAAGACGTACGAAATGA